ACTTGTGAGATATGAATAGTCCACATAGTAATCTCTACCTTGAATCTTTCTATCAGCCGATGACAAAATACTGTCAGATGTTGTCCAACGGCCTTCATAAGTTTCATATGATGGTGTTAGAGTTGAATTGGCCAATGCAGTACCATCACCGTAATCGGTCAAAATAATTTGCGGAATAACTTTAATACCACTACCTGGATTGGTGATTGTAATTTCTTCAATTTCACCTGGACGCTTTGTACCTCTTGCGGTCAAGTCTTCACCATCGCCCATAATAGCAGTAACGGTAACAATAGCGCCTGTACCGTTGGAAGAAACCACATTTGCAGTTGGTAATCTATCTTGTCTGTAACCTTGTCCGCCAAGTAAATCTTTTTTGTGTTTTCTGATTGGGACACCAAGTGATATTTGTGAGAATGATGTGTTTACATTCAGAGAAGTATCTGACGCAATTTTAACAACTCGTCTTGTTTCTCTGGAAATCATAATTTCATCACCAACAGTTAAGTCGGTTGTGAATGATGTTCCAATACCATGTACCATCACATTAGATGCAGATGTTACATTTGCTGTACCAGTGATTTTACTTGGTACAAAATCAATGTTTGTGATTCTTCCAATAGAAGACACATTCATAACTTCAGCTGCAGCACCAGTACCAAAACACATTGGTTGATTAATAAATTGAATTTCATCACCAACAAGGTAATTTTCACCGCCGTCTTCAATAACTATTTTACCTAGTGAACCGTAAGTATCAATTTTAATTGGTGAATATGTTGTTGTGTTTGCAGTTTGTGGTGCAACATTCAAAATGGCAGGTTCAGCATTTAATGTTGGTGAAGTTGCAACGATAACATTATTTGCGGTAATTGTTACTGTTTTAATTTCACCAATTGCAATATAAGAAGAATTAGCAAAAGCGTGAGCAATAACTGTATTTACATTTGTTGCAGCTGGAACAGATACAGTTAGGTTGGCACCAGCGGTATTACTTGGAAAATGCCAATCTGTGGCACTTAACAATGTATTCGCTGGGTCAATATCTGAAATGATATCTGTGAAAACTGTGAATACATTCGCTGTATTTGTGCCAGCAGTGTCAACTGTGGCAATCGCAAAGTCCATTTCACTAGGTAAATAATCAACAGCTGCAATCCTTGATGCTATTTGAAAACCAGCACCACCATCATTCACAATAACTTGGTTAATTGTTCCCTTAAATGTTTTGGTGATAATAGCACTAGGAATATTATCTGCAATTGGTGCATTGATAACAACAGGGTCACCAACATTATAGTTTGCACCACCATCAAGAATATTGATTCTTAATAGGTTTGAAATTGTGTTTAGGTGTACATCAATAAAAATATCATCATCGTTATCATAAACAGTCAGATTAACATTTTCACCATTAATGAAAGTACCACCATCCAATGTTTTGGTGTTGATGTATAATTCATTAATGAATTCATTGTTTACAATTTTTGTTGATACTTTTTCAACCAATGCGGTTGTTCCGCTGGTTTCACCTGTTATTAATCTATTGACAAATATATTTCTATCCAAAGTTGTTGGATAAAATACTTCAACGATAGCGCCATTGGCTGGAGCAGAATTGAATATAATCTTTTTGGTTTCTTTACGAACTAAAAATGAGGTTGTTATAGAACCGTTGACATAAACAGTCAAATCGCTGGCATCAAATTGACCCAATAGTTTGAATGTTGTTTTTGTTCCATTACCTGTATATCTTGAGCTAATATCGTTTGAAACTTTTAATGCGTTATCTACTTGCCATTTACCATCTGAAGCTCTGAGAATGTCGTTCTTTGGATATTTAATTTCTAATTCTTGTCCAAACAATAGGCGGAACAAGAACTTAAATGAACTTTCAGAACCCTTTGATAGGTAAAGTGGTAGAAGATTTTTAATTAGAAACGCTTTATCTACTGTTACATCTCTTGGTAACAAATAAGCAAAAGTTTCAAAGAAATTCTTTTCAAATTCGTCAACCGAATCATCAACATCGGTTAGATATCTCAAATCTTTGGCCTGCGCCAACAAATCATTTTTTTGTGAGCCTTGTTTTGTTTCCAAGAACTCGTAATATGCCTCTAAGAAAGAAATGAATAGGGGATATTCTTCCCTTACATATTCAGGAACTTGTTGGTATATTAACGCTGAAACTTTTTGGTCTGCCATTAGATATTTTGCAAATCAGTTGAAATCGAATTTGGGTCTGCTAAATCAATAGTAATGATTGTATTTTTTTGTGAAGAAATGATACCGTTTTCTGATTCAATATCTATTGAGATATCTCCATCAGCAGAAGCAGTGGAAAGAATTTGTAAATCGTTTAGAGTTATTAAACCAGAATCATAGTTAATTGTTCCTGCTTTATCATTCACAATCTTACGCTCGGCATTTGTGTCAAAATATACTGTTCTCAAATCACCAAATCGTGTATTTAAAACAGCAATTGCTGATGCACCAAATCCTGAACCACCATTAATACTGATAATTGCACGACTATAATTTAGTCCACGATTTGTGATTACAATGCTTTGTACTTTTTGGTTGACAACAATAGCTTCTGCTGTTGCACCTGTACCATCACCAGTAATTGTAACAAGAGGTGTGGTTGAATAACCAGAACCACCGTTTGTAACTAATATTTCATCAATACCAGTAAATGAATCCGGTACTTCTTCTATTCTAACAGTTCTTCTTACCGATTGGCTATCATACACATCAAATTCGGTAGAACCTAATCTGTTTGTTACGGTGCCTCTATGTAATTCGGTGTTAAAAGGAATTTCATAAGTCTTTGTAACGGCAATCTCTGGTGTGAATTTTTTCTTCAATCTCAAAACACACTCTGAACCAAGAATAGAATTTGTATCAACAGAATCAACTGAGTCCTGTAATTTAGATAGAACAAATGTTGAACCAAACTTATTCAAATTTAAATTGCGATATGACACGATTGCATTTCTAACGGCATTTCTTAGACCATCAGGATTCAAAGAAGTTTTCTTTGGGTCATATTTGATATAATTTTTGATAAGCAAATACAGATATTGTGGTTCTCTAATTTCTGTAGTTACGGCAACAATAGATTTTGGCGCAATAATTTCATCAATAATTCTTTGTTTCTCAAATTCTGAAATATAGAAACCTTCTTTTGGTTTCAATGAAACTAAGACACGACCATAAAGTGGTGGATTCTCATCTTCACCACCCCATACAGATAATGAATCTATGGCAGGATAAGCCTTTTTGATGTATGATTCATAATCTTTAAATGTCACTAAACGATTTTGGGTTGCGTACTGTGATTGTGCAGAATACTTAATTGAATCCACAGATTCTCTTGAACCACCACCAGATGCAACAGAAACAACATCAACAACAATTGAACCAGAACCACCAATTGTTTCTTCGGCAATAAAATACTCTGTGCCGTTTGCAGCTGCACCGTTGGTTACCAAATAAGAAACTTCAACGATACAACCATCGGTTAAACTTTTACCTACAGAATTATTTCCAAAGTAAATTTGGAATTTTCCATTTCTTGTTTCTTGTAAGAAGAATACTTTTGATTCTCCTGTTATATCTACAATATCTGTAGCCTTAGTATACACTTCGGTATAAGTGTTACCTGATGTTGGTGTTACAGTAACTTTGATACTTGTTGTGTCAATGTTAACATCGGGAATAGTAAAAATGGATTTTGGATTAGATGATGAACTGTAAGTAAAGGTACTAGATGTTAATCTTCCCTCATACAATTCAACATTTTCAAATACATATTGTGTTCCACTCTTTGTAACTATTTGAGTGTCTAATACATTGAAGCGGTAAGAAATAGCATCAACTAAACTACCAGCAACGCTATAACCTCTGTTTAACGATGCTGTGCCTGGTGTTGAATCATTTGTTTCAACAGTTATATTAACAACAGCTTTTGGTGCAGTAACAGAATAAGGAGTGTATCCTAGAGTTTTTGCATGTGAAATTACTGAATCTCTTAAAACTGCTGTGTCTAAAAATGATTCGTTGGCAACCATGTTGAGATAGTAGGCATTATAGTGGGTGTTATATGCCAACAAATCCAATAGTACGCTAAGACTAGAACCCTCAAAGTCGTAGTCTGTGAACTCATTTTGTTGTTTTAAAAATGTCTTTAAATTGCTCTTGATTGTATCAAAATCAAGGTCTGTAATATTTAAACGGTCTGCCATTTGTTATCGAATCCGTTCTAGGAAAAATGAAATTGATAAAGGTTGAGTCTGGTTTACAATCATAAACTTCATATCAACCTTAAATCCATTGTTATCGAAATCTGCTCTTGCTATTGTTTCTAGCAAATTCACTCTTGGTTCATAATTTTTTATTGTCTCGGCAATTTCACGCTCGATAGCGGAAGCCGTAAGGGTGTCTAGGTTTTCAAATAGAAGTCTGCGAATATTGCTACCAAAGTCTGGATTAAACGGCTTTTCGTAGTGTGCCGTTAGCACAATATTCTTAATAGAATTGATGACGGCTCTTTCAGCCACAAGTTTATTCACATCCTTCCTGATTGGATGAATGGTAAAATTCATATCGAGGTCTTTAAATTCTCGTGCTATGTTGGTCTGAACTGTTGCCATTTTCTATTTATGTGTTTATACGGGTAAGTAATTTCTCTGTTCCGACAATATTTTGGAACAAATATTCATCTGCGGAACCACGCTGGCTGTACTTTTTCAAGTCTCTTGCTTCGTTTACCACTTCTCTGGCATTCACATAATAATTCTCATCATGCACCCTTCTAGTGTAAATCAATGTTTTGATTCCTGCTATATTTGTGTCTATGGTCGTTACAGTTGAAAGGCTCAAGTTTGATACACCACTTCCATTAACACTGGCATTGATGGTGTTTGCATAGGTTGAAATTGTCGTAATGTAAGAATTTATTGTGTTTCCAATCAATAAACTTGTAAAACTTCCCATAACTGGAGCTGAGTTTGCCACATTCGAAGTCTGATAGGCTATGTACGACAATGTTTTTCCTAGGCCCATTGCAGAATCATAGAATGGTTTATCATTGTTGGATTCATCAACCTGTGTCATTGGAGTTACGCCAGATATTCTATTTGTGTGTGCAATAAACTTGGTTATTTCACCCTCTACAGTAACATAAACAGGCGACATTTCTGTGCCAGAATTATAAGTGTAACCTGTCAAAGCCTTGCAGGTGTTCGCAATATTAGAAAACAAATTTGTGATTGCACCGGTTGAACCACCATTAGCTGGAAGGCTTGTTGAAATCAATGTAATGGAGGTATTAATCGTACCCATACTTGTTGAGAATGGGTTTGTAACATAGCCACTTACATCATTATTAGCAATATCATTCGATTGCCATTCTTCCAAAATTGGAGGAATAGAATCCAAATACTGTTTTGTGTCGTCTGAATAATCTTTGACCCTACTTTCGGGATCATCAAAGTTATATCCTAATCTATCAAATAATGTAGCCATTTAATTTCCAATTATATCATTCGTGTGTAAGGAGGCCCGTAAACTTTACCAGGATGAAGGTGAATGTTGTACATTGTGGTGTTAATTAAGTCAGTCATCCAAATAGCACTAGAAACACCGGAATTGACTATACCAAATGTTGCTAGTGGTGCAGTCATGGAAAGTAATGAAACAATCGGGCCTGCTGTAAAAATTGAAACAGGTATTGCTAGAGGTGATGCAGGAGTAGGAAATCCTAATGAGAGGCCGCCGGTACCTGATGTGAATCCCATTAGACCAGCTCCAATACCACCAAGGGGACCAGTATCTATACGACCTAATCCAACAGGGTCTTGTACAAGCAATGAATAACAAGTTACCGCACCTTCAATCACCAAGTCACCTTTGATAATCTTACTATCACCAGTCATAAACTTCATATAACCAAGAGCTGTAGGGTTTACTCCAAGATTACAGTTGCCACTTGAAATGATACTCAAATCTCTTTTGGTTGAAACGCTGTAATCACCTTTGACATAAAGAATGTAATCACCATCAACTCTTTCATATTTGTCGCCTTTGGTATGAACAATAGAATCGCCTTCAACGGTGATACTACAGATACCTTTGACCAACATGTTTCGGTTCTTTAGGTGAATTTCATAACCATCACCAAACACTTTGTGGACTTCATCACTATTTGGATGAATCTCTGTAAATGTTCCAGTTCTGTGTTGAATACGAACACGCTCACGACCAGGTGTATCATCCAATTCAATAGAATGGCGTGATTCTGATTGCCAAATTTTGTTGTATGGATATACTGGTGGATTCTCTACTGATGCAGGAGATTCTGGTTCAGTCCATGACCTATCAAAACTTGGTTTGGCAGCTAATGCAGCCTTATCTTCTGTTAATGGTGTTTTGATATCACCAGTCAACAAAGTACCAGCTGAAGTGCCAGCAGCAGATGCTCTGGCTGATTCTGTTAAACTATTTAAATTTTGCGCTAATGTAGCCATTTAATTTCCTATAATATAATCACGGTCCACGAGTTCCGCTACTTGAAGTAACGGGTGATGGACTTGCAGCAGCTGCAGCGTTTGCTTCTGCTGTGTTATTTGTCACCAAAGTTTTAAAATATGCCAAAGCCTCTTTCTGTTCTGCTTCACTGGTTGGTGTGACAAACGCAGCTATCAATTGAGCTGGGAAAGTAATAATCTTTACTGTCTCAGTAATAATCTCACTTGTTATACTAATTGTTTCTTTGACTTCGCTAATTAATGCTCCAAAGTCACTGCCAAATCCAAGAGAGCCAAACATGTCTGAGAATATTCTAGCTAATGCACCTAAAAATTCTGCTAAACACTTTCTTAAAAATGCTAGTAGTTTTGCTGGCAAACTTAAAATGTAATCAATCATTGCACGAATGTAACGAACAATTCTAGTAATTACATTTAAAGCTGCATTGACCATTTTAAGAAAATCACGAATTTCTCTTAACAATCTATTAAATTTACGGAGAGTTTCAGTAATCTTTTTGAGTGTGCCTGATGGATCCAAATTCATACCAGATGTGATGCCATTTACAATGAAACGAATTAGTTCACCAAGTTTTGTCATCATAACTTTGGCCCAATCAGAGATACCTTTCAATTCGTTTGATATATCACAAACATGTTCTCTGCGAGCATTGGTTTGAGCATGAACTGTACCAGTAACTCGACCTGTTGCAATTCTTGGTAAAGACGGTTCACCAACTTTACCCTCTTGTGAATATTGTGGTTCTCTTGGTCCTTTATTGATTTTAGCTTGACTTCTAGGGTCAGTAAAACCAGCTTGTGGCGCAGCTTCGTTAATATTATTGTATTGTGTAACTCTTGCTTGAAGACTTTCTACCAATCTTCTTTGTTCAACTATCTGTGAATCTATTGAAGCAATATCTGCTTGTCTTTGTGGTGAATCAGGAACACTTGATAAGATTTCATTTCTTTTTTTGGACAAATCATCAAGTTTTGCTCTTTGTGTAGATAATTCATCTTTTAAAGCATCAACAACATCCGTAGATGAAGTAACTTTTCTTGTTGTGTCTGATACGATACCAGGAAATACACCAATAACAACAGGTTGTTGTCCTTCAGAACCATCTAAGAAGTAACCCATCACCCACTCACCCTCTTTAGGGCCAGCGATTAGTGAAGCACCGTTTGTTGGTAATAAGATTTGTGACCAAGGAAGTTTATCTGTTGGCAATTCAGATTTATTATCTGTATGCCAACCAATGATACGTGCTCTAACACGACCTACTTTTAGTGGGTCGTCACGGTCTTCTACAATACCAACCCACCAGATAAAACCGTTCTTACCGGCAAAATCTGTATCACTCATTATGTGTTCCTAGAGTTATTAATTGCACCACTATCTGCTTTATACAATGGTCTATTTGTTGAATCGGTTGCAACTTCTAAAACCGTTTCGTGTTTATTTTGTTTGAACATGTGTCTTGCAGCTATAATTATGTATTTTCCATTTAAAGATTCATCCGTTCCATCAACTTGATTGCTTGCGTTTCTTGGTGGAAAATCTAATTGTAAATTGAATCCTGATGACAAAACAAAATTTCCTGGTAATGTTAATTGAATTCTTGTTTGCAACAAGTTATGTATGATTGCTTTTCTCTGATAAACATAGTTATCAGTATCGTCAATCAAAGTGGCAGTTTTTGGGTCATTTTCTTTTGTCCAAGTATTGTTGGCTCTGGCACTTTGGAAAGGATAAACCACAATCTTTGATTTGTACATGCTAGAAGAATCTTTACCATCTTTGTTTTTATAAACTGTGATGTTTGGATACTTGTTTGCATGGTTTGATTTATTGTACATGTCTAAGAAATTGATTTCTTTGATTTGTATCTTTCTTGTTAGTGTATCAAAACCAACAAATCTTCCTGCATACATGCCTTGTTTGATAGTCTCTGGCAAATTAAATTGTGACAGAACTTTAACGCTGGTTGCACCAAACAATTCATTAGATACTTCACCCAACAAATTTTTTGGTGAAAAGTTTACTCTAAACAATGGCTGTTGTTGCAACATTGTTGATAGAGAAATGAAATTGTAACCTACTTTGTTTTGAAAGAATAAGAAATCAGGCGAACCGGTTTCGTTGATTGACCTTTTAGCCAACCAATTTAGTGTATCGAATGGACTTAAACTTGGTATAACAATAGAGTGTAGACCTCTCGTCTTTTCAATGTGACCAACTTTCTTTTCTGCAATTGGTACTTTTAAATATTTTGTCAGAACAATACCTGCCATTTGGTGATAGTTACCCTCAAATGCTTGTTCCACTTTTTGTTGTTCTGAATAAATGTATTCTTCCGAAATAAAATGAAGAATGTAATTTTCAGAAGTCATTGAATTTGGACTTCTATCGGATATTTTGTAAACTCGAAAAGATTTATTGAATGATGTTATCTCATCCAAAGAATCATCTTTGCTTTTTGTTATTTGGATGTTGATAAACTCACTACCATCCAAGTAAATTTTTTCCAATAGACCAATGGCATCCTTAATCAGAATATTACCTGACATACAAGGATTTAACAAACTATCAAAAATATTCAACTCATCAAACATCGCACTTAAATCATACTCTCCAACTTTTGAAGATATGCTAAGTTTTTTGATGTTATATTCAGTTGTTTCTGAAATCTTTAAATTCATTCTTTAAACACTTTTCCAAATTCATCTTCAACTGCACTTATAAATTCAGGTTTCAGTATGTTAATTGTTCTCTTGTTTTCATTCAACTCAACTTCATATTGATAATAAGTTAAAACATTTTTTGCTATATCGACCTGAATTACATTACCATCATTTAATGTGGTATTTGTTGATGTAGATGTTAAATTGGCATATTCACTTGCTGAAATTTGGACTTTAGTTTCAATTGAAGTGTTTGTTGGAAGTGTTGTTCTTCTTTCAATTTTATAATAAGAATGATTGTTGTTTTTTGCCCAAAGTAAACCAGTTTGGCCAGGTGCAGCATTAGAGACATATTTCTTTTCAACATATCTGTCTAGCGTTCTATTTGACAAGGGCCAATCAAACTGCGGGTCTAGTTTTTCATTCATCATTAGAATTATCCAATGACGTTCTGGTGAACCATAAACTTTAGAAGCAATAATTTCTGGTGTATCAGAATCTTGAATTTCGTACTTATAGAATACTGCTGTGTTTTCTCTAAACTCTTTTTCAAAAGAAAAGCGAGATGTTATGTTTGTTACCAAATCCAAATTGTTGGAATTATCTTTAAGATAAAATGTCTTTGGAAAATTATTAAAGTATTTTGCCATATTAGCCTACTGTCCATCCACCACCAGCAGCTCTATTTTGACCAGTCTCAAAATCGTGCTTTGTAACGATTGTGGTTTCTTTGAATGTTAAACTTAAACGTGTTGCAACTGGAGTACCAGTGCCGCCTTTTTTAGGTGAATTTTCTCCAACAGTTTCATAGGCAGCAAAACCATTTGGTGCATAGTCTAAATCAACCGACTGCAATACACAACTACCAAGAATTTTTGGAATGTTTGGATTTTCTTCACCATTGTACATAAACTTAATGTCAAACTCAGATGGTGGAATAAGATAGAAACCGCCTGAATTTTTTAGATATTCTGGTGCTTGGTGAAAACGAATTCTTTCGATAATATCATAAACTTCTTTTGCTTCAGCTTCAGACCTTGGATAGAACATAAAGTCAAATCTAAATGTTCTCAATTGTGGTGAAGTATACAAAACTTCCATCATTGGGTTTTTTGCAAGACCTGTTGCAGAGAATAGAAAAGCTGAAACATTCTCACCAAGTAAACCTTTGGTCAATGGATTGCCTGTTAATGCATCATACAAAAATGGTGACAAGTTTTTACCAATAGCTTCTGCATTACCGCCTGCTCTGTATGTTTCTACGCCGCCAGCAATACCAGACATGATACCAGTTTGAAGTGTTCCACCCATATTCAATTCACTATATGATTGATTATCGTTGAACGCCAAGGTATCTGGCATATAAAGTGCTACTGTATCAACTGTTCTTCTAGTGGTTCTCAAACCTTGGCCAGAAACAGCTTGTTCGGCCAAAGAACCCATCTGATTGACTGAACCACCAATAAATTTAAAAAATCCAGTATCCGAAGCACCAGCAGCTGCATCTCCAATAAATGATTTGAAACTATCTGTTACTTTACCTATTGTCTCAGCACCAGGCAAATTGTTCACAACACTTTGAACTTTATTTGAAATATCTGAGGTAAATTGTGTGACAACCGAACCTGCATCCTGAGCACCAGTATACAAAGTGTTTATGACCTCACCTGTGGTTGTTGAGCCTACATATTGTCTTCTTGCTTGATTTAATGCATCAGAACTGGTTTGGTCACCAGTAACATTAGTTCCAACTTGCGTCAACTTTTGTTCATTGATATGGAAAAGGATGTAATGTCCTTTGTCATAATTTCCTAAATCAGTAGGATATCTCAAAATGTTGTACTTATAGCCAGTCGAACTAAGCTGAGAAGATGTAGTATCACGATTTCGTGAACTTCCACTAAATGTTATATCTGTAAGAGAAAATAAAGGCATGATTGTCCTAAGGTTATAATACATATTTATATGACTTTTCAAGCATACAAAGGCCTGTTCAAACCAAAGAATCCCAAAAAATACAAAGGCGATTCAACCAATATTGTTTATCGTTCCTCATGGGAACGCAAGGTTATGGGTTGGCTAGATGAAAATAAAAATGTAATCTGGTGGGCATCAGAAGAATTGCCCATACCCTACTTATCACCTGTGGATAAGAAGGTGCACCGCTACTTTCCAGATTTCATAGTGCGGATTCGTCAAAGGACGGGTCTGGAAACGACTATGATATTGGAGGTTAAGCCAGAGGCGCAGACTAAAATGCCCACTCAAAAACGCAAGACCAAACGATACCTAATTGAGGCGGCAACATATGCCATAAACCAAGAAAAGTGGAGAGCGGCAGACTTGTTTTGTAAAGAACACGGGTGGGTATTCAAAGTCATTACCGAAAAAGATATTGGGTTGTGAGATAAATAGACGATGGCATACTTAATTAATAGAATCAAAGAATCACTAGCAAAAGAAGGACTGCGACCAAGAACAGTTCAGGCTAGAGATTGGTTGAGAGCAAAAGTTGCAGAATTGCGACCAACAAAAGCTACACTAATGAAGGATAGAGAAAGACTCAGAAATTCTTCAATTATTGGTAAAATGTATTTCTATTACTATGACCCTAAAACGAAAGACAAGTTGAAATATTATGATAGATTTCCTCTCGTTATACCAGTTGAACAGTACAACGATGGTTTTCTTGGATTGAATCTACACTACATTCATCCAAAGCAGCGTATGATTTTGTTAGATAAATTGAGTGAAACTGCTAACAATAAAAAATATGATAACACTACAAAATTGCGTATAAGTTACGAATACTTGGCTGCATCCACCAAGGCCTTTGAGGCTCAACCATGCATCAAAAGATACCTCTATAATCATATTGATTCCAGATTTCTAGAGGTATCAGCAGACGAATGGGATATTGCGGCTTTACTTCCTGTAGAAACTTTTGTTGGTGCAACCACCAGTAAAGTTTATGCAGATTCACGGAAAAAATTCTAATGTCATTCTCACCACAATTATTCCTATCAAACATCAAAGCTAAAGACGGCTTGGCAAAACCAAGTCGTTATGAAGTTATTCTTCCAATTCCAGCTGCGGTGAACAACAATATTGGAAATTCCATTATTGAACAACTATTGAATTTACCAAATAGTATCTACACAGACATTACTTCGGTATTTTCAAGTGGTAAAACAACTGACGAACAATCCAGAACAAGTAATGCATCCATTAGCCGTTACTTATCTTTACAATGTGAAAATACTGAACTACCTGGTAAAACACTACAGACAGCTGATGCTAAAATTTATGGACCAACATTTAAAGTTCCATATCAAACCAGCTTCTCAGAAACATCATTCACTTTCCTATGTACAAATGATTTCTATGAAAGAAAATTGTTTGAGAAGTGGATGGAGTGTATCATGCCTAGTGATACAAACAACCTAAGATTTCCAAAAGGAAATAATAGCAGATATTTGACCAATGTTAAGATTGTTCAATATGATGATTTTATCAAAAGAATTTTTGCTGTTGAATTGATTGATGCTTACCCAATCGGTATTTCCAATCAACAACTAGCATGGAGCGAAGACGGCTTTCATAGATTGACAGTACAGTTTACTTACCAAAAATACCGTGTTATATATGATGGTGGGTATGATGTTGGTGCGGCTATCGCTGCATTGGTTGGAGTAAAATCTGCTGGCATCGTTGATAAAGCCGGAAACGCAATTAACAACTCTATTGCAGGATTTGTGAATAGAATATTTTAAACTTGAGGATATAAAATGCTACCTAAACTTGATGTGCCTTTATACGAAATTACTTTG